GGAAACATCCATCGCTATTCTATTATAGATTGCTGTTACGATTGTCCGCTCGCTGCCTCTTGATAAACGAGGCATCGTCGGGTTTACCGAAGAAGAATAACCGAGATCTCGATATGTATATGTGTCTTCGTATCCATCTTGTTTTCGAAAAGCATTCCAGGCGCTCTTAAAGCGCGATCCTAGTGTTTCACCCATAACTTATCCTCCTTTATCCATTAGATTTTCATTCTTATATCCTACTTTTCCACTAGAAAATACTCCTTTGTTTAACTTGGATAAATCATAGCCAGCATCTGCATAAGCTGTGTGAACACCGACTTCTCCGCGCTTTGCTACGAATCGCAAAACTTTTCCAGATGGAGTTGAAACGTCGCCGATTTTATTATTCATAAGTTCTGCTAATTTATTATTATATCGGAGAATTGATTCAGAAGAGAGTTTCCCATTCGACTTGAATTGAGGATTAAGTTCTTTTTTAACAAATTTTTGAATATCTTTTTTAACAGCGTTTTGGGCTTTGGCTTTAATTTTTTCTCCCTTTGTACCGACCCATTTCTCATCTTTTGCTTGAAGTCTGGCGGCGCCTTTTGAAGTTAGAGAACCATCTGGATTTTGATAATTGCGTACTCCCCATTTTTGTCCTCGTATACCAAAATGTACTAGTATCTTATTCATTATTTCATTCTAACCTCCGATTCCTTTCTTCGCCAAATATGATTTTACTAATGCAGCACCGGCAGCTCCTGCCGCAGCGCCAGCAAAAGCGGCTCCGGTTTTTGATAAGAACTCCTTAGCAGCAAGCCTTCCTGGGACAATATCTTCTTCTACCAAAGTTTTAAGCTTCTTTTCCATCTGCATTCTATTAACTGCTCGCTTTATATCAGAATCAGGCATAGTTCTTCGATTTTTGTGCATTTTCGCGCGATCTCTTCGAACTTTTGTATCTGCAGAGGGTCCTTTTCTAACACCCCATCGCATCCCCCGAACACCAAAATGCGCGAGTTCTTCTAGAGAATATACTTCAGTTTTTTCTAAAATATCCTCTGGGCTAACCTTCGTATTCGTTTTCATCTTGGTCGTCTCCATCTTCATCGGACATAGTAACAAACGCGACTTCTTCATCTTTAATATCAAGAAAATCTTCGGGTATCTTCATATTTTTAACGAATCCATCATCGCCCCATTCAACATCCATTTTCCATGATATATCAGCATGTTCAAGAATATCGGAGTGCTTTACATAATCTCTTCCATTGGTTATAATAAATTCTGGAACAAAATCATTATATCCTTGAACCGCAGTAATTTTATAATTTGTTCCATCTAAATTGGTCTTAGCGACATCATTAAGCATTTTTTCCATTCTAGAAGTTAACATTTTTGTATATGCTTCATTTCTGGCTCTGTTCTGTTGCCTTCCTTCTTTAGAAAATATCGTTTTTAATGGCTGTTTTCCATATTTTGCTGTAAACTCTCTTTCATGTGCAGCAAGTTCTGCATCCGATCTTCTAGCAAAATCAGTAACAATTTTTCCTCTTATGGCTTTCATTTCTTTTTTAGCGGCTTTCTTCAAACTTTTTTCGTCGTCTACTTGATTTTTTTTCTTTACACTTTCTACAAATTTCTTATCTAAGGCTTTTTGATGAGCAGAACGAAAACCAGTGCCCTTTTCAATTGCCGCTACTCTTTTATTATCAAGCTTTTTTTGATGAGCAGAACTCGAACCATCAGAACCACGATCTTTACGAACTCCCCACCGCATTCCCATAACACCAAAATGCGCAAGTTCTTCTGGGGAATATACCTCAATATTTGCATTTGCCCTTCGCAATGCAGAACTATCAAATGACTTGTCTTCTTTTTTTACTGTTTTAATTATCTTATTCATTATTCCTCCATTAAATTATTCAAAAGCTTCTTTGTTCAGTTTGTATGCCACATATGCATCTAATAATGCCGCGACAGAATCTATTTTTTCAGCATACCTCTTTTTCAAGAGTTTTCTATTGCCGTTTGTGTCTTCCATAGTAACACAATTTCCCATAGTAAATGAGAATAATTCTTGGTCGAATATGAACATCCGCTCTTCGCTTAACTTTTTCATTTCGCCAAGAGGAACAGATTCGGTTTTTGCGCCCTGTATTACTTTTTCAATACCATATGGGCCATTCTCTTTTTCCCATCGTTCTACAAATTCTCTTGCATTATACGGATCAAAACCAAAACAGCGAACATCATACTGCGATTCTTCAATAAATCTATCAAGATCATCATACACATCCATCATGTCTAATACTGCCCCATCAAGAACCATTAATGACCCCTCATCTATGAATTCGTCATATTTCATTCTCATGGCGCCAGGCAATTTCATTAATGTTAAACTAGAAATATAGCAACGCGTTTTAACGCCAAACTCTCCTCTAGGAAGCGGAAATAGAAATGTAAATGCACAGAAATCGTCGCCCTGCGATAGGTCTGCGCCAAGAGCGCAAGGCATAGACCAAAAATCTCTTCTCCTATGCGGAAGTGTTTCTTCATAAGTAAAGAAATAGGTATAGCCTTCCATTGGAATTCCAAATCTTTTTGCAAGAATATCGTTCCTTGTCGCCGGTGCTTTTTCTGCTCTTTCCACATCCAATTGATAGACTTCATATGTTACTGTCTTTCCAAGATTCGGATTGGCCTTAATCCACATTTCTGGTTTACCAACTTCTTCGATATCATCAAGCCGATAATACCAAATAGAAACATGAGGATTAATGTAGTCTCCTTTTAAGATGTCCATTAGTTCCATTTTGATTGTATCGCCGCTGCTGTTTCGAACCGTTCCTTCTGAACTAACTGCCACAATAAGATAGTCATCTAGCTTGCTAGCACCCTGTTCTATTGCGCCAACAACATCTTCTCTAATGTCTCCAGAGAGCCATTCATCGACTGTAGACACCTTTGGGCGCAATCCTTGAAGTTTGTCAATGGACATTGGGCGAATTTCAAGCAAGGAACCAGTTAAAAAGTTTTCAATGCCTTTCTTTGTTGGGGCAAGTTTAACTCTATTTGCTCTACTACCGGTTGTATTCTGTATAGATCCCTCTGTTAGAAACTTGAATAGCGGCCCGCGAGCTCTTGTAATCGCAGTTCTAATTGGAGATAAAACTTCTTCACTTTGCTTCATTGTCGGGGCGGTTGCTATTTGATGAGTTGTGGCGGTATCAACATTTAAGAAGTAATTATGTATAAAGCTGGCATAAATTGATTTTGCTGCTCCACGAGCAACTATAAGATACTGTTTATTTATAAGTCTCTTTTTAATTTTTCGTGTTACATATCGCCCGCCCTTTCCTTCTGGGCCTGGTTGGTATACGCTTCTTTCAATAAAATAATACCACCCAAAAATCTGTTCGGCCCAAAGTTTAAATGTATCTAATAGGTATAAATCAGAGCCATCGGTGAGTGTTAATTCGGTTTCGCAAAAGTCAACAAACCCATCAACAGCCTTGTCGTCATAATAAATAGAAGGATTCCTGATTAGCTCATCAATCCTATTCATTTCCAGCGCAACTTCTTTGCAAACAGGGATTTGACCACGCAACACGGAATCTCTAAACTCTTTATAATATTTTGGTGTTGCCGTGTTTGATAACGTCATATTTATCCTCTTTTGCTACTAATTTTTTCTAGCACAGATAGATACTCATCATCATATATAGTATGTAACTCTGATGTCTTCTTATCAAGAAGATTGGCACCCCATTTTTCCATTCTAATATTTGTTTCATACTTACGTTTTGCCATTGCTTCAAGTTTATGCCTACCAACTGCTTTAAATACAGGCGCCATGGATATGGCGACCCTTGTTCCTCTCATAATAAGTTGCTCTGGTGTTAATGAATGGCGTTTATACTGTTTTACAGAATAATCTTTTTCTCCAGTAGTTTTATAGCGTTTACTAATAGCTGCTGCAGACGATACTTCTTTTAATGCAGTTGTCATTGCCGTTCGTTTAAGAATATGAGCGGCGGTTTTAGCAATAGTTTTAGGGTCTTTTAATTTAGAAACATTACCTGTTAAAACATATCCAGCAGCAACATTAATAGTATTTTTAAATATTTCACTAGCTATTTTATCAGAAACAGGCTTGCTCATCCATTCTGCCGCCGTTAAATCTTGTTTGTTCATGCTTTTTGAGTCTTTATTTTTTGAAACTATGTTGCTTGCTTTTTGACGATTTTGCTCATACCGATCTTTACGAACACCCCATCGCATTCCCTGAATACCGAAATGAGTTATTACGACATCGGCCTCCTTTATTATCATTTATCCTCCTAATTATCCAACACATTACTATTTAATATTGCTTGCAATCCTAATTCTTTGTCCCATATAAATGCCTGGGCTTGCCGAACACTTCCAATAAAGCCATTCTCAACATGCCAGCTGTCAGTTGCTGTGATTGCGCTTATCCTACGAAAGATAATGCCGTTATTAGTTTTTGTTAATTCTGTGTGCAAATGCCCCATATGAAATTCTCTAAATAGAGTTTTGCCCCATAATTCTGGAGCCTCTACTTGCATTAAACCT